TGGCTCGCCCTGTGCGAACGGAAAGTGCCAAAAGCCATGATGTCCACACTGGCCGAATTGCGGTGCGAAGCCTGGGACGCTCTCAATGCGGCTCCCGTCCGTCGCTACATGCTCGGCCGCCGCCGGTGCGACGAGCTGGTCAGGCTGGCCATGGACAATCTTTGCGAAGGTGATCTCATACTTGCAGGAGTTGGCACTCAGGCCCAGTCACGGCTGCGGCAGGGAGTTGAGCGTAGGGTTCGGAGGCACTACAGCGAAAAGTGCGGCTTCACCTTCACCACCTTCATCCTGTCGTGGGCTGTATCAGCCATCATTCAGGTCCTTGTCCTTCGTTGGTGGTCCAACCAGGATCGAAAATGAACATGCCAGTTACGCCAGAAACATTCGACATGGTTGACGTGGGCATCAAAATCGCCCGCGAGTTCGGGTTCCCTGTCTCGATAATCCTCATCATCGTCTGGCTTGCCTGCCGGATGTCAGTGGCTCTCCATGACACTGTGATCGTTCCGATAGTGGGAGCCCACACTCGATACCTGGAAGCCACCCAGAAAACGCTGGAAGCCATGAGGTCCACTCAAGAGAAGCAGGGAATCTCCATGGAGCGAGTGGTGGTCACTCAGCACGAGATTTCCGAGACCCAGCGAAGTATCCAGCAAGTGCTGGTAGGATGTACGATCCGATCCCAAAATTCTGGCCAATGAACGAAAGAGAAACCAAATGAGCGACATCATCAGAGCGATCCTTGCCCAGTCTCAAGGACAAGATCAAGGCGTGCAGCTTGATCGTCCGCAAGCCGAAGACCTCGGCGGCGGCAGTGAGGCTGAAGCCATGACTCTCCAAGAGGAGATTCAGCGGGCCATTGAAGCCGGCCTCATCACTCCCGAGCAGCTCCAGGAAGCCGGTCTCCTTCCAGGGGGCTCCATGGCTCAGGATATGGGGAACCGTCAGGGCGGGCTCCAGATGGGCGGGAGTCTCCAGGACAACTTCGCATCAGGCCGGCCGCCCATGTCCCCCATGATCTCATCGGTCCCTCAACTGGATCGGCCATGATCGACGAAGTGGAAACGCCTCCCGAAGCCGTCCTGGTCTCTCAGCAGTGCGAACACTGCGGACAGGTGAAGCCAGCAACGAAGAGGTATTTCCCTTGCAGAGTTGGGGCATCAACCTCTTTCCAGCGGACCTGCCGGAAGTGCAAGGTTGTCGTTGCCCGCGAGAAGAAGCTGGCAGAGATTGAGGCCGGTGCGGTTGACAACTTCATCGAGATTTCTGGCCGGGGCGGATCAAAGATTCCGCACACGGCCGAGCTTCTGGAGAACATTCTCCACTACTTCGGCGGGACCAGCGGCTTTGCCAGCATCGTCCTGAAGCAGTATTTCGAGAGTCCTCCAGGGGGCAGGGTTCGCAACTCAATCATCGAAATGGTCGTAAGGCTCGCAGCCAAGAACACCGAGCAGGGTGGGGCCAAGAAGCCAATCCAGCTCTACAGCGAAGAGGAACTGGAAGGCGAAATCAACAACAGGCTTCAGCAGGCAGTCTTGCTGTACGGAGGGAAGAGGTACATTGATGTTACCGAAGAAAAACCCGGGGAGGAAGACATCGACACCGCTGCCTTCGACGGCCCCCTTGGCGGGAATCTCGTCCTTTCAGATGGACGAACTAAGGACATTGCAGGGAGAATTGAGCGAGAGGCGCATCGAAGCCTTGCGGCTCTACAGGCCGACCCCCAAGCAGATGGAATACCACCAGTGCATGGCGAGTGAGGTTCTGGTTATCGGGGGGAATCGGAGCGGAAAGAGCCTTTGCACCTTCGTGGAAGACGCATGGGCCGCCACCGGAACGCACCCAGTTGAGGGCAAGTACCCGAAAGAAGGCGGAAACCTGGTGGTCGTTGGGGCCAACTGGAAGCACATTGGCATGGTCGTGGTTCCGTACCTGTTCCGGGCAGGGTCATTCAGGATCATCAGGGACCTGGCAACAAAGAAGTGGCGGGCCTACGATCCAATTCAGGATGCCGCCAGGCTGAAGGAGGCAAAGCCAGCACCGCCTCTCATTCCTCCAAGAATGATAAAGAAAATGTCCTGGGTTCTGAAGTCTGCCCGTTACCTGAACTCCTGTGAACTGGTGAACGGCTGGACAATCTACTGCTTCTCCTCCGAGGGCGACCCCCCGCAAGGCTTTCCGGCCGACCTCATCCATATCGACGAGGACTTGTCCAACGAGAACTGGGTGTCAGAAATGCAGGCCAGACTTGCTGACCGGAAGGGAAGGCTGGGCTGGTCGGCCATGCCTCACAGCAAGAACGAGGCACTCATAGGCATGAATGAGCGGGCCGAGAAGGCTGAGGAATCCGGCGACACCAAGGACATCCGCCGGTTCGTCCTGCGATTCCTGGACAATCCGCACATCGACGATGACGAGAAGCGGAAGAACATTGAGCGGTGGTCGGCGATCGGAGAAGACGTTCTCCGGCAGCGGGCCGAGGGCGAGTTCATCAAGGACTCCTTCCTGGTGTACCCAAACTTCAACCTTCCCATTCACGGCTTTGACCGGTCTTCCCTGGAGGCTGGAGTCATTCCGCCAGACTGGTGCCGGTACGCGATCATTGACCCTGGCCATGCGGTGACTGCGGTGGCTTTCGCGGCAATTCCACCATCTTCTGACCGCGTGATCCTGTACGACGAGCTGTATATCCGCAACTGCAACGCAGTGATCTTTGGGCAAGAGTTCAGCCGCAAGGTGATGGGACAGGATTTCTACGCATTCCTCATCGACTCGCATGGCGCAAGGCTGACGGACATAGGCTCCGGCAGGAGTGCCCAGGACCAGTACACGGAGCAGCTCGCCAAGCTCGGGGTCCGCTCAAGGATGACCGGCTCTTCGTTTATCCCCGGCTGTGACGACATTCAGGCCGGGCTGCACGCCGTCCGGACCATGCTTCACATCCGGCCCGACGGCACTCCCCGGCTCAGGGTTCTCCGGGGAGCAATGCCGAACCTTGAGCGTGAGATGAAGCGGTACAAAAAGAAGGTCATTCAGGTTGCTGGCACCGCAATCATCACGGATGCCCCAAACAAGCAGGGCGAGTTCCACCTTGTGGACTGCCTGCGATACCTGTGTGCCTACGACCCCCAGTACCACGCGCCAGTCAAGGCAGCGGCAGAAGAGCCGTGGTGGGTGAAGTGGCAGGAAAACAGGAACAAGAACAAGCCAAAGGGGGTAGTTCTTGCCCCAGCCTCATACACTGAATCATGGGTGGCGTGATTCACCAAGACACGATAGCATGGCCCTGTCCCATTCCTGGAGGAAACTGCGATGAGCAATGAAAATGAAGTAGCCTACGAACTGCCCGAGCTTTCTGTTGGCGACATGGTGCGGTGGTATTCGGACCCGCACAACCACCAAGACCCCGCCATGGGCTGGATATGCAAGCGTCCTGGCCTTCGGGTTGCGACCATCCTGATCTGGGCCGACGGCGCCGGCTTTGTCGAAAAGCCGTCCGTCCGCCACATTCACGATCCGTTCTGGAAAGAATCCGAGTCTGCACCGGCGTGGGCGAAGTGGGGTGCCTTCGATCTCCACCCAGACACGGCGGCACTCAAGGAACTCCGTGCCTTCCTCACGAAGAAGAAGATCGATGACTGCCGTGGGAACAAGAAGCCGGTTGAGGCATAAATGGACCCAACAATGGATATGTCCCCGCCAGACAGCGAGGGCCTGGCTGAACTGCCGGACGAGGACGTCGGCCCCAAAAGGATGGAGGACGCCCTCCGCTCCATAACCGCTTCGTGGCTGAGCAAGTTGAAGCAGGCCGAGAAGCACAAGAAGATGTTCGCGGCCGACGCCAAGGAGGCAATGAACTTCTTCGACGGTGCCGGAGACTGGTTCTGGAGCGAGAAGAACAGCCCCGACCAGGGGAACGCAAAGGTCGCTCCGCCGTCGTTTCGCATGGTGGTGAACAAGGTCTTCGAGGCAGTCAAGCTCTTTGGCTCCGTGATTTACGCCCGAAATCCAGTGCGGACGGTCACTCCGAAGGCGTTCCCGGTCATTCCGCCATCAAGCCTTGGCATTGACCTTTCGCAGCCGCCAGAGATGGACCCGATGACGGGGGAGCCGGTGCCCGACCCGAGGATTCAGGCGTTCATGGAGGCATCCCGGCAGGTTGGCCTGCTCGAAGAAGACCGCAGGACGGTTGCCAGCCTTGTCGAGCATTACCTGAACTACACCCCGGTTGAGCTGAATCTGAAGGAAAACTCCCGCCAAGTCGTGGACGAGGCGATCATCAAGGGCATGGGGTGCTGGTGGACCGAGCTTGTCGAAATGCCATCAGATGACGGCGAAGGGTACGGCATGATCGGGTCATTCCACGACACCGTGGATCACCTCCTCATGGACCCGGACGCCGACAAGCAGGAAGACCTTCTATGGATTGCCAAGCGGTGCATTCATCCAGTCGATGAAGTTTCTGCCAGGTACGGGCTGGAAAGAGAGAAGCTCAAGGGTCACTTGGAAAGCAATGACTCGCAGAGCCAGTCCGGAGATTCGGGCTATCAGTCGAAGAAGCGGGCCGGCAAGACAAACGACCTCATCTCGTACTGGAAGATTTACAGCAAGACTGGCTTTGGCCACACGCTCAAAGGGGCTCCCAAAGAGTTCCGTGAAATGTTCGATAGTCTAGGCCAAAACTGCTATATCGTGGTGGCCGAAGGCGTGGACTTTCCGCTGAACGTGAGCAAGGAGGTCGCCATGGCCCCTCCCGGAGAGGATGGCGTCCCTCAGGAAGTTTTCACTCAGACCAGGTGGCCGATCCCGTTCTATGCGGACATCAATGGCTGGCCGTGCACGTTCCTTCAGTTTCATCGCAAGCCAAACAACATCTGGCCGATCAGCCACTTGAAGCCGGGCATGGCGGAACTCAAGTTCATCAACTGGGCGATGTCCTTCCTGGCGACACGAGTGATGACCTCGTGCAACACTGTCGTTGGCGTTGCGAAAGCGGCCGGCGATGACATCAAGGCAAGCCTGCTCAAGTCCCAGGAAAACGGATTCAGTTTCCTGGAAATCTCCGAGACGCTCGGGCGGCCGCTGAATGACCTGGTGCATGTCTTCACCCTTCCGGAACTGTCCCCTGAGATATGGAAAATCCTGCAAGAAGTGACAGTGCAGCTGGAGAAGCGGCTTGGCCTGACTGAACTCGTCTACGGAATGACTCGGTCCCAGTTCCGGTCGGCCGCAGAGGCACAGGTCAAGAGCGAACAGATAAGCGTCCGCCCAGACGACATGGCCAACGTCCTTGAAGATGCCATGACAGAGCTTTCTCGCAAGGAGGCAATGGCAGCCAAGTGGCTCCTTCAAGGCAAGGACTTGAAGAATGTGTTCGGTCCTCTCGGCCTGATCGTGTGGGAGCAGAAGGTCAAAAGCCTCAAGCTCAACGAGGTGGCCAGGGAGTTCGACTACCGCATTGAGGCAGGTTCCGCCCGCAAGCCGAACAAGGCAAGCAAGGTTGAGCAGATGCAGATGGCGATACAGACCCTTGGGCCAGTCCTCCAGCAGGTTGCTGGTGCTGGTCAGGTTGAACCGCTCAATGCTCTTCTGTCTGACTGGTGCAAGTCGCTCGACATCGAACCAGGTCCGTACATGATCCAGCCCCCGCCGCCTGCGCCTCCGCAGCTGCCTCCCGCTGATACCCCTCCAGGAAGTGGTGGGCAGCAGGGCGAGCCAGGCGGTGGGGGTCCTCTCCCTCCTCAGGACCAGGGACCACCCCCTGAAGAGCCGCCTCCTGAAGGTTCTCCGCCCGCAGTCCAGCCAGACCAGATTCCAATGGAGCTTCAGCCATGATCGCACTTCCATGGGAGATTGAGGCATGTCCGCGAGACATTCAGGCCCACTACACGAAGATGATCGAGAACGGCCAGACGGAGAACTTCGCGATCATGATATGTCTCCAGCAGCCTCCTGGGACATCCGGGACGGACAGGACCTTCATGGAAGGAAAGATGGCTGGCGGCTGGATAGACGAGCTGCCGAAGTTCCAGGCGAAGTGGCTCATCAAGGAAGCAAAGGCGGCTGGCATCAATCCGGCTGGCAAGTTCTACATGTCAGGCCTGGCAGACAAGAGAGGCCA